TAGGCCGGTTGTCACTTTGAAAGGTGAGCCTGCAACATCCAAGAAGTACATTGAAGAACTATTGACTCTTCGTCCGAATCCTCTCATGAGCGCTCCAGTTTGGTGGGAGACCATGGCAAGAGACTACTTCACATTGTTCAATGCGATTGCTTGGCTCGAATATGACTATTCAAATTTCAAACAGCCCCTCAAATCTATTTGGCCATTGGATGTCGACAAAAATAGTCTTGAAGTAGCTAGAAGTTCAAACGGGGAAATATATGTTAAGTTTTCCCTAGATGGAATCGAACGTTATGTTAACCATAATGATCTACTCATCATCTCCCGTAATGTAAAACCATCAGCTTTCTTCGGACAAATCTCGCCTGCAGCAAATCAAACATTAAAGGTTCTTCAAGCAAACTATGAAGGTGTCGAGCAGGCAATCAAAACGAGTGCATTCATAAGGTACCTTGTTACGACTAACACGTTGATTAATGAAGATGAAAAGAAGAAAAAAGCTAAGTATTTTGCGGAAACATATCTTGGAAAAGACTCCAGTGGAGTTGTATACGTTGACCAGGCTCAAAATATAACTCGAGTAGAATCGGCTCCTAGAAATGCCAACGTTGATGAAACGAAGGCATTCAAAGATGAAATATATGAGTATCTTGGTTCCAATCAGAAAGTCACAAAAGGTGAAGCAAATGAAGATGAGTGGCAATCTCATTATGAGTCTGCCCTCGAGCCATTCTTCATTAAGTGCGAGGCAGAACTCACGTACAAATTATTCACTAAGGGAGAGCGAAGCGCTGGAAACAAGATTGAGATTGATGCAGATAGACTTCACACAGCTAGTTTGAAGACAAGGGTCCAAGTTGCGATGATCTACTCGAAACTTCCGGTCATCAAACCAAATGTTATTTGTGATTTGTTATTCCTTCCTAAGACGGAAAATGGAGAGAAGGAATACGGAAATCTCAACTATGTTGATTCAACAAAACAGAGTCAATATCAAGGAGTCGGGGAACCAACTCCAATTGAAGAAGATCCAGAAATAAAACCAAAGGAGGATAACAATAATGGAAACTGATGTAATGAAAAGAATGTTACGGCCAAACGATTACCATCGACTATTAGAGATTAGAGCTGCTCAGGAGGTCACTGATGACCACAAAATGATCCTGGAAGGAAGAGCTGTTGTATTCGATGAAGAGACAGTACTCTTCAAATGGGATGATGTTGAGTACAAAGAAATCATCAAAAGAGGATCGTTTGACGAAACGGACTTTACAAATGCATTCTTGAAATACAATCATTCTGATACCGTCATGCCCATGGCACGATTCAAGAATGGGACTCTTCAAATTGAAATACGGGATGATGGAGTTTGGGTCAGAGCAGAACTGGCCGATACTACTGCTAGTAAGGACTTATACATACTAGTCAAGCGTGGAGACATTGACAAAATGTCTTTCTCGTTCACAATAAGGGAAGAAAGTTATGACCAGGTTACTCATACTTGGACAGTTTTGAAGGTCGATAGGTTGTACGACGTTGCTGCAGTGAACGTCCCAGCTTATGAATCAACGGAACTGTACGCTCGTCGTTACGGTGATGTGGAGGCACGCCGTAAAGAGGTGGAGGCCACTCTGCTAAAGCAGCAACTCGAGCAAAAAAAGACTGAAGCCCGTATGTGGATTAACGCGGCTAAATAAAAAAAATCATTCTCATGGAGGGAATAAATCATGAACAAAAAAGAAAGAATTCTAGCAATTGACGGCATTTTGGCAACTCGAAGCAAAGAACTCGAGACCCTCAATGATCCGGACAAAATCCAAGCAATCACTGATGAAGTGAAAGAACTCGTCAAAGAACGGGCACAACTTCAAAATGAAATGCTTATCGAAGCTCGCAATGCATTCAACGCTGGTACCAGAGAAGAAATCCCCGGACAAGGGACTCCAAAAGAAGTGCTTGAGCAACGAGCTCGTGATCTGAAACAAGGTCGAACCATTACTCTTGCGGCACTCGACATCCTTCACACCGAGGAACAATCAAACGTTCTGAGCCCAACATTCAAGCCAGTATCACCGCTTGCAGACTTGGTTCGGATTATCAACGCTCCAGGTGCTGAGTCGTACAAAAAAGGCTACATGAAGACGTACGGTGTTGGTGGATATACCGCTGAAGGCGGGAATGCAGTTTCAACTGAACCGACTTGGGGATACATCGAAATCAACAAAGCAAAAATCACAGCGTACACAGAAGTGCCAGAAGAATTCGAAAAACTTGCACCGACAATGTACATCCCTGAAATTCTTCGAAACCTCTCAATTTCAATCAAAAAGAAATTGGCTCTTGAGATTCTCAAAGGTGCCGGAACGTCAAATACCCTTACTGGTATTTTGACAGCAGCAGCTGCTACTGCCATTGAAACCTCAAAAGACCTTGAACTGTCTACAATCGATGACACCACGCTCGACAAGATTATCTTCACCTATGGTGGAGACGAAGAAGTCGAAGGATCCGCAGTCTTGATTCTGAGCAAGGCAGATCTCTTGGCATTCGCAAACGTCAAGGGAACGAACGAGAAAAAGAAATTGTATGACATCGACATCGTTAATCATACGATCAACAAGATTCCATACGTAATCAATTCGAATGTTACTCCTCTTGCATCAGCATCTGCAGGTGGGTACGGAATGCTCTATGGTTCTTTGCAGAACTATGAATTGACAGTGTTCAGTCAACTTGAAGTATCAAAATCCACAGACTACAAATTCAAAGAAGGACAAGTCGCTTACAAAGCTTCCGGATTCTTCGGCGGAAACGTAGTTACATTCAACGGTTTCCTTCGAGTGAAGAAACCAGCAGCCTAGAATTGAGATAAACAAATAACGAACGGAGGCAAGTTATATGGCAGACCAAGTTTTGACAACAGACCAAGTGAAAAAAGCACTATCGGTTGATGATGATTTTGATATCGTAGAACTGGAACGTTATGCAAAACTTGTCTCCAGTTTTGTTAAGCAAAGAACGAGATATGATTGCACCAAAGTAGAAACAGTTCATCCATTGGCAATTCAATTGGGAGAACTGTATGTCAAACAAATGTATTATAACGGATCCGGAGATTTCAATAGAAATCACGACTATACCATTGGAATAAGTAGTCTTATCGTCGACTTACAATGCATCGCAGATTCAATTAAGGAAGCAAAAGTAGTTGATGATTTGATTTCAGAGGTTCCGACTCCGGTCACTCTAGACTCTGCAGCTGCAATAGTTGCAGCCCGGACCGCCTACGATAACCTTTTTGAGATGGATAAAGACTACGTAACAAACCTTTCTTTATTGGAAACATATGAAGAAACACTACTTGAGGTGTCTTAATGAATCCGCCTGTAAATGATTATGCAATCAAAGACACGCAAATTCGTCTTTTTTCACTTGAAAAACAGACTAGTGAATCTGGAGAAGTGTTGAAAAAGAAGTATCAACATCCGGAAAACACAATTATTCATGCATATGTTCGGCAACTGAGTGCTTCAGAGACCTCTTTTGGAAACGCGACTCAGGATGGATCATCATATTTATTCGTAGTATCTCGTAGAGCGATAACTTCAGATATGTACATTGAAGTTGTCACAGGATCTCTCAAAGAATTAACTTTCCAAATTGATGGACCAGATGCTTACGAATTGCGCTCACAAGAAATCAAACTATACACACATCAAATTCCAAGCGTAACATACACGACGATTGAATATGGGAGTTGGTTAAAATGATCCTTAGCACCGCTGCATGGCAAGAGGCGTGCATATTGATTCCAAAAGTTCTTGAGGAAGATTGCCAACTCGTAAACGGGATTAAACTATCTCCTGCAGAAAGAGCATCAACTCTTGATATTATGTTTTGGGAATTAAAGGTTCCAGATCAAGAAAACGCTAAGAAGTCTACGTATATTACCTGGAGATCTGATCGTAATAATCCTACTGAATTTGCTGACGGGAAAGCACTTCAAAGACTAGTATCTGGGAGAATTGATATTTACTCAAACAACACAAGATCGGATTCATACATGGCAGCATTGCTTTCATTAATCGATCAAAAATTCACAGACAAGGACTGGAATGTTGATCTTGATGTGTATGAATACATTGAGGCTTTAAATCGTTACCACTTTGGATTTGAACTTGTTACTATCATAACGGGGTGATTTAATGCTAAGCACAAGTAGTATTTCTCTTGAAATGCAGCTGAAAAATATCCTAAATGAATATCAAGATGAAGTCCGGAAACACATTGAGGAAGGATTAACTGAGGCAAGTCAACTACTGACAAATCGTTTGATTTCTGCTAGCCCGAGAAGTAGTAGACCAGACTTTGAGCACCTTCAAGATCATTGGAGTCAGAAACTTCAGTATAAGGGTGTGCGATATGTTGGTAACACAAAAACAGTTGCTCGTCCAAAAATATTCTCTTCACACAAGGGTGGAATTCCCCTAAGTTCACTTCTTGAATTTGGAAGCAAAGGACATCCATTTATTCAAAGCACTTTCAATGCTACACAAAATGAAATTACAGCGTTAATAACGCGAAAAATAGGAGGCTAAAAAACATGTTATTAGAACTCAATTGTAAAAATCTGAAATATGCTGTCAAAGATGCACTTGGCGATTATGGAGTACCAAAGACTTGGACCGGATTGAAGTCGATTTCACTTGAGCCAAATTACGAGGAAAAAGAACTGTATGCTGATGGGGATTTGGAAACTGTTCTTGTCAACGACAAAGGTTACACAGGAGAAGTTGTTGTAACTGACAAGGCGGATGACTTTGAAAAGGATCTCGGTTTTCGTGAAGAACTCACAGGAGCACTCGCAGATGTTCAGCAAATTGGTCGCAACGAAATAGCAATCTATTTCGAGGTTGACATTCAATCTGGAGCAGGAGTCGCTTCTGTTAACAAAGTATGGTTGCTCAGCGTGTTTGTATCAAGAGCAAATGACAAGGTTCAACAACGTGAAAGTTCACCAGTTGTAAACGATGTAACGTACAAACTTCGAGTTACTGGGGACTTCAAGATGACAAGTGATGGATCGGCGATTTATACAGATGCAAATGGAGTTTCAAAACGAGCAACGAAAATGACTGCAAAACCAACTCACACAGGATATGCAACTTTCGGTGCAGCAGTTCCAACGCCAAAAGTCACTGCATAGTGGTGATTTGACATGATCGTAACTCTTCGAACTGCTAGTGCAACCTGGAATCAAAAGAAGAAAATCAAAGAGATTACTTTTGGCGAACTTCCAGTGGAAATTGATACTTCAATTATGTCACATTTGAAATGGGAAAGAGAATTTGAGCCCACAGTAAAATGTACATTAGTTGAGTATTATGACCGAGTGAATGCTTGGATTAAAGACAAGAATGTCGCTAAGGCCAAATATCTCGGGCTTGTCAAATTACTTTATTGCTATGTGAATTCCGAAAAACTCCCGACATTTGATCACTTCTTGAAACTATTCGAGCCAGAGACGCTTGAATACAATCTTGAACTAATAAGTGAAGTCGTGACAGCGGTCGGGAAAATTGTTCCAAAAAACTAACAGAGCGCATCGAGTATCTTAAGACTCTCAGTCAGAAAGTACCTTCAGGAGAGACAAAAGGATCCGGTGCGCCACAAGTATTTTTGACACTTGAGAAAGCAGTAAAGTATGGTATTCCATTTGGATTAATTCAAAATCTAAATTACATTGAACTAATCTACATGGTGATCGATAAGGACATTGAGTTGATGGAAAACTATATCGATCGACAACAAAAAGAAAATGACCGGGCTCGCGGAATCCACCGACGTAAAGCAACCCCGGAAGAGATGAATTCAATGTTTGGTGGAGACGACTAGGAGGACTGGCTATGGCTAATACCATTAAGGGATTAACAATTGAACTACGTGCCGAGATGAAGAAATTCAATCAAGACATGCGTGCTGCTGATAAATCCATAGGCAATACTCAAAAGCAGGTGGACTCCCTCTCAAAGTCTCTCAAACTCGAATGGAATTCTGACAGATTTGCGCAAGCTCAAAAACTCGCACAATCTGCCATCAAGGAAACTGAAACCAAGGCTAAGGCTCTCCGTGATGAGATGCAAAAACTCAACGGAATGGGGCTTTCACCTGATTCTGATCAATACAAATATCTTCAAACAGAAATCATCAAGACTGAAACACGAGTCGTTCAATTAAAGGCAAAACTCCAAGAATTGAAAGATCTTCGAATTGATGAGCTCGCTGGAAAATTTGAAAAAGTTGGTTCTTCAGTATCAAATGTTGGAAATCAGCTTAAAGCACTATCAGCAACGGCCGCAGCTATTCTTGCGGCCTTTAGTGCTATAGGACTTGGAACTGTTAAAACAGCTGATGACCTAAAGACATTTGCAGACCAAGTTAACCTTTCTGCAAAAGAACTACAAAGGTGGCAATATATCGCAATGCAATCTGATGTTTCTAACTCAGAACTACAATCCGGATTACAAAAAATCCAAGTGGCCATGGCCAACCTCGCAACCAATGAAAGTAATGATGCAACAAAAGCACTTGAAGCATTAGGCCTTACTTCAGAGCAAGCAGCGCTTGGAATGTCTGCAAACTTTGATCTAGTTATTGAACGCTTAGCAGCAATGACAAATGAAACAGAACAAGCTGCACTAGCAAATGAAATATTCGGTGACAAGATGGGTTCAAAGTTAATTCCTATGTTAAAACAAGGTGGTACTGGACTAGCAGAGTTTTCTGCAGAATTTGATAAATTCAATACCATGACTGAATCTGAAATCAATGCGTTAGCGGAATTCGATAACGTTATGAATAGAATTAAATACAGTTTTGAAACCATGAAGAATCAACTCGGAGTTGCTCTTCTTCCGATCATGAAAGAATTATCTTCATACATCCAGGAACGAATTATTCCTGCAGTACAAAGTTTGGTCGATTGGTTCTCTGAACTTTCAACAAGCCAACAAAAAACTATCCTGAAGATTACAGTATTAGTTGCTGCATTAGCACCAGTTCTCTTAATTGTTGGAAAAATGACATCCGGAGTTGGGTCACTCATTCGAACTGTATCATCGTTATCCGGAGTATTCTCAGTTTTGGCAGCTCATCCTATCATCGCAGTTCTTGCAGCCATTGCAGGAATGATGATTTATCTCTATAAAACAAATGAAGAGTTCAAAGCAAGCATCGATGGATTAGTACAAACCTTAGGAACAGCTCTTCAACCAATTTTATCTCAGCTTGGTGACATGTTCATGTCATTAGTAGGTTCTATAGGCCCTATTATCGACCAAATTGGTAATGCATTGGCGCCGGTCCTTAGTGCCTTGATTCCAATAATTGGATCTGTTCTTACTGCCATGCTACCGCTTGTTAGTATTCTCTTAGATGCCTTCGCACCAGTTCTAGAAGCAATTGGACCAGCATTAGTTGCTATCATGTCAGTACTTACTCCAATCATCAAAACAGTCCTTGCCGTTGTTATTCCAATAATTAATGCTGTAGTAGATCTCATGGGTGGATTGATTACAACCATGATTGACAAATTTGCACCAGTAATTGAGTTTGTTGGAGCGGTTTTTGCATCTGTCTTCAGTGCCATTCCCGAGATGATATCCTCAGTTCTTAAGGGAATAGAGGATTTTGTTAATGGGGCTATCGACCTATTGAATAAACTGATAAGTGGAATTAATGACGTGGGAGAAGTTCTCGGATTCACAATCAAAGAGATTGACCATGTCAAGATAACAGGTGAAATTAGTACTCCTACAACAACTATAAACACCCCTTCAGGACCCACTTACGGAACATCCGGAAGCAGTACTTCTGTTAGCGTCCCAGTTGCAGCTGCATCAGTTGCGGCCGGAACATTTGTACCTTCAATTACAACTATATCTACTGACAATTCTATAAAAAGTATCGTTATTCAAAAAGTGGATATCAACAATTATGGAGCTGAATTAGGTGAAGATCAAGTTGAAGATTTCTTCAATAAGATTAATGTACGGTTGGCAGGTGAGTTCTAGTGAGAAAATTCATTCTTTGGAATGGAGATAAGACATCTTCGTTCGATTTTAATACTCAAAATGCTCCGGTAATAGATGTTGATGGTTTAGGCATAAGCTATATTGTCAAGAAATCAAATGGTCGTGTTGTTGGATATGAACGCGACTTCGATCCTATTAATCTAAAAATCTATTTTGGAGTCGGCGCAAATGCCTATACGTGCTTTTCTGATTTTGCGTCGTTTATCGCATCAAACGGAAAAAGCAATTTTATTCTTGAATACCAGGTTGATTCAAAAACCCTATTCACTAATGTATGGGTTAAGAAATTACCAAAGGGACAAAAAACAGGATTTGGAACAATTGAAGAAACACTCACTTTGGAACGAGTATCCAATTGGTACACACTTCAATCTGGATCCATTCCTACAAGCCCTGACGGAGCAGGGATTGAAAATCTTGTATTTGATGATCTTCCAATTAATCTTGAATTCGTGTCGACTACAGGAGTTGGTACAGTTGAAGTATCAATGAAACAAGGTTCGACACTAATTTCAAAAATACAATTATCAATTCAAGCGAACGAAACCATTCAAATATCAGCAGAAGAAAAGACTATTACAGTCTTCTTGTCCGGAGCGGAAAGTAATGGATACACTAGGACAAACAAGACGTACGATTCCTTCCTGATTGCTGAGAAAGGCATTTATTCTTTGAGCATCACTGCCAATACAACAATACCTTCAACAGTCACATATTCATACAAGAAATGGGTGCTTGACTAATGTATGCTGCAATTTATGGTTATGGCAAAGCAGCTGGATATCGAGAACATTTAGGAAATGTTCTGTCGATTGAAGAAACAATTGCTGAAAAGACATTTGATTTTGGAAGTGGGACCATTAAAGGTTCTTGTGAATCAAACATTACAAAAGGATTAATATACGTAATAAATACGGAATCAGGTCGCCATTTATTCTCAGGGTTTGCAAAAAACATAAAGCCTGAGTCGAATACTTCAATTGTCGAATTTAAAAGTGATGATTTTAAGAAAGTATTTGACACCGAAATATTTCTGGACTTTACTCAGGAAAGCCTGCCCAGTCACGCGTTGAAAGACATATTTCAAATGGTATGTAATCAAGTTTCGTCTGTTGAAGATCCGTTCATTTCCGAACTCACTCTTCAATTCGAAATTCCGGATGACAATTCAGACACAAAGGTGATTGCAGACTACACGGGAAGGTATATTATCGTCAACGCTGCACAGTTTCTCAAAGTGTATTTATCCTGGTTTGGGTATTCTATTTTTCCATCATATAGTGAAGTATCAGACTCATTAGTTCTTGAGTTTAGAAAGGCAAATACAACACCAATCGAGATCAAACTGAAAGATTTCACTCATGAAAAAACCTCAAATGATATAAAGACAAATAAAGCAATTGCAACAATCAAGTTTGATACTACTTCAGATGATCCTTCATGGGAAGCAAGCACGCTTGAATATTATAACTCGAATCCGGAAAATCGAGCACAAATCATCGGAACTGAAACTCCTGATCCAACAGGATACACTCCTGGTTTTGCACTCAAATTGATTGAAGCATTTTCCTTTGTTGGAGCATCATCTGCAGACTATTCGGCTTCAGAACACAAGTTCACCAGATTTACTCCATGGAATGATGTGAATCCACCAACCAGTGCTCCACCACTTCAAACAGCAATCAGCGCATGCGGTAATCCAAACCTATATGGAGAAGGCGCAGTTGTGAAAGTTGTGTGGATTGACTCGAACAATGGAATCGTCTATTCACAATACCCAACTTACATTAAAACGACCCCTTCAACTGTCTCTTATTACAAATTAAATGATTATACCTATTTGCCACGTCCAAGTCTTCCACAGAAGATTTATACGCTTGGAAAGGACAACAACATCTACAGCGGATATGCTCCGGATTCATTAAGATTATATCCAATCGTTTCAAAAATATTCGAGGCGGCTTATCTTTCTGAAGCTCAAGTGAATGCTGTGTTCGAGATAGTTAACAATAGGTACATCGAAAACATTCTCATTACAGCTGAAAATGTCTCTACACCGATTGATCTGGCATCACTAGACCTTTATTCAATGATTCGTGTTTTTGACAATCTAGGCGAGTACAAGGATATCCCAATTTCAGAAAAGACAACAACTCATTCATCAAGTGGAACAAAGTGTGTCATCAAACTTGGATTTAAAAAAACACTTCTCACTGAGATTATCAAGAATGATATCGGAACAGAAGATGTAGTGAAGCAATCTGGCGGAGGGTCAGCTGGTACGAGTATTATCAAAGAAGAACTACCTGTCTGGGAGGGAGAATTAGCTCCGGACACAGAACAATATAAAACGTGGTTCAAGCCACTAACATTGGAGGAACAATAGATGAAAGTCATTAAGAATTGTAAGATTTTGAAGGATCATTATGAGGAATTTCCATTGATTCAAATCCGATATGAAGATGAAGTGTTTGTCGATCTTCCAGTGTGCACTATTGAATTCGGGCAAACTTTAGAAAAACCTGTTCTTTATCCGGTTGGAAAAGGTATCCCCATGGCGGTCGAACTGACATGGTTGATGGCTCAATTGGCTAAACTCAAAAAGTTTCATATCAAGATAGATGACCATGGCCACATCAAAGAGATAGATCCAAAAGACGCTGATACCGTAGTTAGGTTGCCTGCAGATACAAACCTCGATGAAGTAATGATTGTCAATGGCCAAATAATCCGTACTACACCGGCGCCCATGGGAGAGCAGGATCAAGTAGAGGGGGAAAAGAACAATGTCGCAAATTAAGACACTTTATCAACGTTGGGATGGTACTCAATGGAACGACTATTGGTTCCAAACAAGCGCGGATAACGTCATTGAAACCACACTGAAAAAAGTACTCACATCTGATGAAAGAACAGCCATATCCACATATCTTGCAACGTTTAATGCAGCAAACAAACTCGTCAAACTTGATGGTAGTGCACTCATTCCAAGCGGATTGATTCCGGATATTTCAGCAGTCTATTTGAAACTATCAGGTAACTTTGGCCATGAGATGACAGATGATTTATACATGGGAGGAAACGATATTCGAAACATCGTTAATATCGTTCCAAATGTAGTAAGCGGCATGTATGTTGGGGATTTCGATGGTGACGGTGCTTATATTTTCATTGATGGAAATGAAATCAAATTCGGGAATTTAAATGGATCTGTTGTTAATCTGAATTCACTCAGAATTATCAACCTTGCAAATCCAACTGGCGCTCAAGATGCAGCAACCAAGTCGTGGGTTGAGAACTTAGTAGCTGTAGGCGCTCATCCCGCTCCAGGAGGATCTGTTCAGATAGCATCCACAAGTAATTATGCGTCATTTCCAAGTACTGGTCCACTCACAATTGATGGGGTATCTTGGCTAACTGCAGATGGGCAAAGTGTACGTGTGTTAGTAAAAAATCAAACTACAGTATCTCAAAATGGCGTTTATCTTGTCTCAAGAGCTACTGGCAATGTTGTAACCTGGACGAAGCAGGCAAATGATAGTTTACAGGGCGTTTTAGTGTTTGTTGAATATGGATCCACTCAAAATGACTGGATGTTTTATAACTCAGACGGTACTACATGGGGTTCGTTCTCTAAAGTTGATACCGTTGTTGGCGATGAAGTATCAATCACCAAAAGCGGACAAACTTTTTCAGTCAAAGCCCTTGGAATTACAAACGCTATGCTGGCAGGGAGTATTGCTTCTGCGAAACTAGCAAATGAAGTGTCTGCAGATACAGATGCATGGGGATCCACAAACGCGGCTTCTACATCATCGTCACTTGCGACAAAACTCCAGGATATCTTTTCAGCAATCAAATTGCTTCGTGGAACCACAACTTACAATGAACAGAATACAGAGAGCATTGGTGATACATATGACAGGCTAGATCAATTGATCCCTGCAGATATTGGATGCGTTGGATATTTGCTTTCGACATCCAACATTGCGACTCTTTCCGGATCTCAAACGGTAGATGGTGTGGCTTCAGGAACCGATGGAAAACTGATTATATTGATTGGGCAATCGACCTCATCTCAAAACGGAGTATACCGTACCGGAACAGGAGCATGGACAAAACTAGATACTCTTGTGGTCAAAGGTTATTACGTT